TGCGGCATTTGGTCGTACACAAGAAAAACTAAATGGAGCAAACAATGGCGGAGCACAATTACCATCAAGCGGGTTTACAGCACCTAGCGCACCTGCGACAGGATTCGGTGCACCGACAGGGGGATTCGGTTCTCCAGCCACAAGCGGGTTTGGGGCTCCTGCGCCAAGCATGGCTTCAGCACCAGCACCAGCAAGCAGTTTCGGAGGCGGCTTTGGAAGCCCATCTCCAGACACTACAGCAAGCGGAAAAAAAATAGTACCTGATTTCGGTCAACCAGCAATTTAAAGGAAATTAATATGAAAAAATTATTAGCATTATTAGCCATTGCAGTTGCTAGCACAGCATTTGCAGGTGGCGAAACTAAAGAAGTTTGCACACCTAAAGTAGATAAAGCAGGCAAAGCTGTAATGGATAAGAAAACTAGTAAGCAAGCTCAAGATTGTAAAAAAATCAAAGTACACAAGAAAGTAGAAGGCGATAAGGTTCCAGAAAAGAAAAAGTAATCAAACTCTTGACAGGCTCCACTTAAGATAGTATAATTACTATTATTAATTGGAGCCTTTTTTACGACTATGACTGATTATTACCAAACACTGGGCGTTGGCGAAGGTGCTAGCCCAGATGAAATAAAACGAGCATATCGAAGCTTGGCTAATAAACACCATCCAGACAAGGGCGGTGACCAAGCCCGATTCAAAGATATTAGCGTTGCTTACGAAAATCTAAGCGACCCGCAAAAGAAAGCCGAGTACGATCAACAAAGACAATACGGCGGTGGACAACAATTCCATTTTAACACCGGTAACCCATTCGGTGGACAACAACACCCATTCGGAGATATGTTTGGAGGTGGTCACCCATTCGGGGATATATTTGCCCATATGCGTGGAGGGCATCCAAACATGCGAAGGAATCGTGATTTAAACATACAATGTACTGTATCGTTTGTCGATAGTTTCCACGGAAAACAACTAGAAGCAAATTATCAATTACCAAGTGGTCGTAATCAAAATGTTGTTATTAATGTGCCTGCAGGAATACGACACGGTGATACTATCAGATATTCCGGACTAGGTGATGACTCATTCCAAGGCGTAGTTCGAGGTAATTTAAATGTTACTATTTTAGTTCAGCCCGATCCGGTATATAGAAGACAAGAAGATGATGTGTATATGACTGTAAACATCACTCCTATCGAAGCTATGATAGGTTGTAAAAAGACTATTAAGACATTGACTGGTCAGACTATGGATTTAGATATACGTCCCGGTGTAGAATCAGGAGTAGAATATGCTAGTAATGGTCATGGATTTGTAAACGTGAATATCGGCAACAGAGGAAGATTTGTATCAGTTATTAATATTAAATCAACTGCTATAACTAATCCCGAACTAATAGAAAGATTAAGACAACTAGATGCTGAAATTACACAAGGAAGATGATCCGATTCTTAAACAACCAGCAGAAAATTGGGATTTTGAAAATCACGTTAATGCGGCTGTTATAGAACAAGAAATGTTAGAACTCATGCGGGCTAGCAACGGAATGGGACTAGCAGGAAATCAAGTCGGCTTGTTACGCAGAGTGTTTGTTATGCGCACAACCGATGGACGTGAATTTGGATGTTTTAATCCATGGATCATGTTCGGCGATAATGATTTTATTACAGGTGATGAAGGATGTTTGAGTTTTCCAAACTTATGGCTTAAGGTTCCACGCCATAATAAAATTACTGCCAGCTATCTTGACAATGCCGGGAAACCATGTATAATAGAACTTGAAGGCCTAGATGCCAGATGCTTCCAACATGAATTGGATCATTTAAATGGTGTAACATTTATCGAATATGTAAGTGATTTGAAACTAACAATGGCTAGAAAAAAACAAAGGAAATTAAATGGTTGAACCAAGCGACAATCTACAAGCGGTATTTGAACGTGCAATTGACACTGCTAAAAAGCTACATCATGAATATCTTACCATAGAGCATTTGTTATGTGCTATGCTAATGGAAGATTCTTTTGTTTCATGCCTGCAGGAATTTGGTGCTAAACCAGAAACTTTAAAGAATCAATTACTAGATTACCTACAAAATAAATGCGGTGAAATTACAGTAACAGATGTTGTAATTAAACCTAAAAAAACACAATCAGTAGAACGTGTTCTTAATCGTGCGTTCACACAGGTACTGTTTAATGGTAGACAGAAAATCGAACCAACTGATGTATTCTTAGCAATGCTCGGAGAAAAGCGCAGTTGGGTTTATTACTTTGTTGCTCTTGCTGAAATTGACAAAGACAAATTTGCTAGCTTTATTAATTCTGCTGGCGAAGAACAAGAAGAAGAACAAGAAATCAGCAGCCAAAGTGGTAAAATCTTACAAGCATATACCACTAACTTAAATGAGCAAGTTAAGAAAGGCAAAGTTGATCCAGTCATCGGCCGTATCGACGAATTGGAAAATATTGCCCTAGCACTTGGTCGTCGTAGTAAGAATAACGTGATTCTAGTTGGAGACCCTGGTGTAGGAAAAACTGCTATAGCAGAAGGACTTGCATTTAATATCGTTAAAGGTGCTGTTCCTGATTTTCTAAAAGACTATACAGTTTTTAATCTCGATATTAGTGCTATGCTTGCCGGTAGCAAGTATCGTGGAGATTTTGAAGAACGCTTCAAAATGATTCTCAAGATCTTGACTAAGAAAGGTAAGACCGTATTGTTTATCGATGAAGCTCATATGATTAGCGGTGCTGGTAGTGCTGGTAACTCTGCGAACGATCTTGCCAACATGATGAAGCCTGCATTGAGTAAAGGTAACATTAAAGTTATTGCATCGACTACGTGGGAAGAATACCGTAAGCACTTCGAAAAGGATCGTGCATTGATGCGTCGATTCCAGCGCATTACAGTTGACGAGCCTACACAAGAAGTTACTATGCAGATCCTTAAAGGTATTAAGAAATACTATGAAGGATTTCATAATGTTAAAATCCGCAGTGATGCACTTCAAGCGGCTATTAAATTAAGTGTAAAATATCAAACAGATAAGAAACTTCCAGATAAAGCAATTGATTTGATTGACCTAGCGTGTTCACGTTTCAATCTTAAACTAGCAGATGAAAGAACTATTGGCGAACGTGAGATTCAATTCGAACTTGCCAAGATGGTACAGATGCCTGAAGAAAAGATCATGGAAACTGAAAGCTCTACTATGTCTTCATTACAAGATAATGTACAAGCAGATGTATTTGGACAAGATCAAGCAGTTATTGAAATAGTAGATAAAATTATTGTTGCCCAAGCTGGATTAAAAAGTGAGAACAAACCTATTGGATCTTTTGTATTCATGGGTCCAACTGGTACAGGTAAGACTGAAACTGCCAAGTCATTAAGTAAGCACTTGGGTGTTAAGTTACTACGTTTCGATATGAGTGAATATCAAGAGAAGCATAGTATTTCTAAGTTAATTGGTAGCCCTCCTGGTTATGTTGGCTTTGAAGAAAATGCTGGCTTGTTGATTACACAGATTCAAGAGAATCCAAATGCTGTACTATTGTTTGACGAAGTAGAAAAGAGTCATCCAGATGTTTCAACTATCTTGTTGCAGATGATGGATAATGGATTTATTACTGGTTCAAATGGAAAGCAAGCGGACTGTCGTAACTTGATCCTTATCCTTACTACTAATGCTGGTGCGGCCGATGCTGATAAAAATGCTATCGGATTTGGAGCACAACAAAAAGACTATAGCGATAAAGACCTTAAAAAGTTCTTTACACCTGAGTTTAGAAATCGTTTAGATGCTGTTATTACTTTTAACAAACTGCATCGTGATACAGTTGTTAAGGTAGTTGAAAAGTTCCTTGAAGAACTGCGTTCACAAGTTAAAGATAAAGGTATTAAGGTCAAAGTCGATCGCGATGCTATTAACTGGCTAGTAGATAATGGTTACGATAGCAAGATGGGTGCTCGTCCATTGCAACGTGTTATTGACAAAGAAATTAAGAAAGATCTTGCTAAGATGATGTTGTTCGGTGAATTGCGAGGAGGCGGATGGCTAACTGTAAGTGTTGTTGATAATAAGATCACACTTGCGGCTAAGGGTAAAACATTAGATATACCTTTACTAGCTATCGAGGAAAGTAAAGAAAATGCTAACCAAGATAACTAATCGCCTCTTTAGTAACAAGTACCAATATAAAGTAGTATTAGTCTGCGGCGGCGCTTCTTATTTTAGAGATAAAGATTTCGATCAAATAAGACAGCGTCTAGCAGATTTTAATTTTGAAGCTCATTACTATAAAAATGCAGGGATTAAAAATCAAGAAGAACTTGACTGGACTTTTAAGTTACTAGTTACTCTACAGAATTTAACCGATTATAGCATACGGGTCGAGCAACCATTTATATCAATTTATACAAATACTAAGAAAGATGTCGATAAGGTAATCAATCTCGAACCGAGTAAAGTTAAGTATATCAGCGTCCCTCCTAGTAATAATACTCTAATTGAAAATACTATTATTTCGAGTAAGATTGACTTTGACTATCGTATTACATTAGGGAAAACTACCCGTGAGCATTCAGCTTTTGTTAACTGGGCTAGTAATAATACGAAGCTTAGGTTGACTAAAAGCTGTATCAAAGAGCTACACAAAAATCGCAGTTGGGGTGGAACTTACTTCTATATTACTGGGGATAATAACCTGTTAATGGCTAGAATGCACCTAGGTGAAGCTATAAACAGGGTAGATCGCATAGTAAAGACTAATCCATAAGTCCGTTAGGCGATAAATACTCTAACCGCAGAGTATTCTGCTGTCTTTTAATTACGGATCAAAAATGCGCATACAAGAACTGCTAGAAGGTAAATTTTTCAATGATTTGGATTTTGTCAAACCTACTGAAAATGGTCGCGAGCTAGACTACGATATAACAGAAGATATAGCATATTTTATGAATCACGACGATAATGCATATCGTCGCCATACTCATCCAGCTATCATGCACTGTGTAGATAACATGAAACGTCATGTTAAGCCTAAAGCAGATGTATTTGAGCCTGCTATTAAAGAATGTTACAAGATGTATGTCAAGCAGTTTCCAATCCGTGAACTTCCAAACGATTTAGACGAAGAAACTATCAAACAAATTTGTGATAAAATGCACGAAGAAGTCCTCCAGCACATCGGTGATGGAAAGTATAAGGATTAATTGTGCGACTACGCGAGCTGTTTATCCGTGAAACTGTCGCTACTGCCCAAAAACAGCTAGGCAGAGCTTTCAACCATCCGGAACATTTTGTATTCTTCCACGGTGCCGCAGGTACATTAGAAGCACTACAGCACTTTGAAGAAGTTGCGCTCGAGCAACCAGGTACAACTACTGTACGTAAGAAGTGGGATGGTAATCCTCAGATCTACTGGGGTAGGGAACATAAAGGCGGGCCATTAGTACTAGCCGGGCATAACGGCTGGTCTCGCGGTGCTAAGACTACTAGTCCGGAAGAAGTAGCTGATTTTATTGCTAATAAAAGCGGCAAACCTGGAACACCTGAACAAACCGCTGAACGTAACCGTTTCGCACAAGAGTTCGCTAGTTTATATCCTATATTCGATCGAGCCACTCCTAAAGACTTCGAAGGGTTTGTCTATGCTGATGGATTATTCCTTAAGCGTCCTGCGTTAGACAAAGACGGTATCTATACATTCTGTCCTAATCCTAATAGTAATACTTGTTACCATGTAAGAAGTGACAGCAAGTTAGGTCAACGTATTACTAACGCACAAGTTATGGTTACTGGTCACGGTTATTTCCCACACTTCGGAATGCCTGATAATCAACAAAAACCTAAAGATGACTTTAGCGAGTTTAATAGTACTGCATCGTTGATTGTACAAGGTCCAATTTATAATCCAACTGCACCCCAACATGATATTAGTGTTATAAAACCTTTAAAAGATTATGTAACCAAGCATGGTCGTGTAATAGATGCGTTTATTAACAGTATTCCGCCTACCGATAAAGAAGGTATTTTTTATAAATTTGCCAATGCTATGAGCAAAACAGGCGCATTTGATGCTATCGATAACCAGGGATTCTTCAACTGGCTAGCTGATCCTAAGAATAAGATCAGCAACAATAAGCGTATGCATATTGAAGCTATGAGTAAACAGCATCTCGGCGCATTAGACGGAATATGGCATTTAATGAAGAAAATCAGACATTTAAAAGACCAGCAACACAGTGCCCTAGAAGCACAGCCTAAGCCGGATATATGGGACACAAACGGTGAAGGTAACGTGAGATATGCTCAGCCAGGAAAGCATAAATATGGTAATGTAAAGTTCGTTCCTACAAGTTGGACACCTAAATGAGATTAAGACGGTTATTCGAAGCACACCATAAAGCTACTGCGGCATTTTGCTTTGGTCGCTTTAATCCTGCCCACCAAGGGCATGCCAAAGTGTGGGAAGCTGTTGCTCACGCTGGGCAACATTGGTATATCGGTACTAATCCAACAACTATCGGTCCTAACGACCCATTACCATTTGATGTTAAAAAAGCATGGATGTCTGCTATTGATCCGCATGTTAAGGGTCATATCATAGGTGAAAAAAGCGTTGTTACTCTTGCCAGCAAGATATATGAAACAGTAGGCGATAATGCAACTGTCGCTTATATAACAGATGCACAAGATTGGGCATGGAGTGGAAAACTATTGCACGATTATAATGGTAAAGAAGGACCACACGGTTACTATAATTTTGCTAAAATTATACATATAGAAAGTCCTCGAGTAACTAGTGCTACTGATTTGCGAAATGCGGCTCGGGCAGGTGACGAGGAGACATTTTATCGATTAGCCGGAGTTGATCCTCAATTAACAATTCGTGGTAAGACTTATTTCGAAACTGTTGCAGAAGCATGTGGACATCATCCTGAAAAAGTTAAACGTGCTAAGAAAGAAAAAGATCTCAATTTGATCAAAGAAACTAATCAAAAGATTAGAGAAAGAAAACGAGCAGTAGCAGAAGGTGCTAAAGCACATGGTTCATTTATAGGTATTGGTGCTGATGTTGATGCGGCCTTGCCCGGTGTTTGGCTACAGCGTCAATTGCGTAACACCGACCCGTATATGCAATATCGTTATGGACTAGCATTGGCGGCGGCTCGTGCTGACGCAGCCGGCCATGTCGATTTCGAACAGGAAAGCGGTTGGGCAGAAAACTTAACGATCGTTGGCTTTACTCCTGAAGATGCAGAAGTAGTTAAGATGGCAGACAAACTAATGGGTGTGCATGGTACTAGGGTTGCAGATGATAAAAGCAGAGAAGCTAAAGGTACATCAACTCAAAGTGTAGTTGCTAAACCGAAACGGAACAAGTACGGAATATAATATGCGAGCAAAAGAATTTATTAATGAAGCACAAAAGCTATCTAAGGTAGTTCAGCAAGCTGGTATATATGCCAAACGATATGACGGATGTGATCAATACTATGACATGTATCGCTTGGGCGTTGCGATTGCCGGTGGCGACGAACATCCAGTTGAAGGGTATGGTCCTGCAAATGATAGTCCTACAGTATGGATGTATACCCCTGCAGAAGCTGAAAAAGTTGCAAAAGCTGAAAAACGTCAAGGCATTAAAGGTACAACTATCATTGGTGATGGACAAAGTAGTGAACTAGATTCAATCAATAAGAAAAGCATAACTGCAACTCGAAAAACAAATAAGTACGGTGTATAATGGAAAATAACAAATATCATCTTTCAATCAAAGCAGCCTTTGCTAGCGAATATGCATTCGCTCTTAAAGCACAGAACTTTCATTGGAATACAGAAGGCGCAAGTTTTTATCAGCTACATTTATTATTTGAAAGAATTTATGATGAGGTTTACGGAGTCATTGATCAATTTGCAGAAGAACTAAGAGCATTAGAAATTTATGCTCCGGCTAGCTATAGTAGATTTAGTATGCTTTCAGCAGTCGAAGATGAAAATAATGTTCCAGATGAGCGAGGCATGGTCGAAGAATTGTTAGCCGATAGTGAAAAGATGGCTGGTATTTTTAAATTGATGTTTGATATGGCCGAGTCTGCTGGTGACCACGGTCTAAGTAATTTCTTTGCCGACCGCCAAGATCAACATAAGAAACACAGCTGGATGTTGAGAAGTACACTAAAATGAAACAGTATAGGATCACCACTGAGCACTTGAATCAAGACAGTCCCGACGACTGCTATCTTGCTCCGGACGATCCCATTAATGAATTAAAAGCAATACAACATCTAGCAGGGCTAGGTAGTGATGCTAGATTGCACGAACTTAGAGTCAAACAAGGTAGTAATATTAGTGTAACTGGCAGCGACAAAGGTCGCATACAACGAGAAAAAAATATTAAGGCCGGAACCCCTGAATGGTTCCAACTGTGGTTTAGCAAGCCATATTTGACAGGCGAAAAGCCAGTAGGAAAATGATATGAAAATGTATGAATTAGACGAAAATTACAATCACGGTCATCCCGATCCACGTGCTCCACAGTTAGGAAGCCACGAAAAACGTGAGTTCAAACTTGCTGAATGACAACACGAATGAGCCCAACAAACCAATAATCTTACTATCGATATTAATG